TGATTGTCCTGCTGGTGTTACATTAGCTTGTGCTACTACAGAAATAGTGCCTACAGCACTTGTAGCTGCTAATCCTGTAAGAGTAACTGGTATAGGCTCGCCCCAAGGGCCCTCATCCCAAGCACCTCGACCCCAACCAGTAATATTAGCCATATTAGGCTAGACTAAGCTATTCTTATAATAGCTGTACTGGCTGCTGCTGCTGGAAAAACTACGGTAAAATCACCTGCGGTAGATGTTTTATCTCCACCAAAGTCGATTGTAGCTACAGATTTATTACTATCAGTAGAGTTGTAAATCATACAACCTCTAGCTGTAATTGTAGCTGTACCAAAAGTTAGATCAGCAAAATCAGTAAAACCTGTCGTGCCACTTGAAGTAGGATCTACTCTCGTTAAATTACTACCGCCAGATGTATAGTTAGTACCACTTGCTTGTCCTGTTGTAGTAAAAGCCGTAGTGGTGGCACCTAAAGTAGCTGAGCTTGTATATAGAGCTAGTTTGAAAGTATCTCCGCCTGAGTTTTTGAAGTTATGCACTGCTTCAAGAAGTTCTTTCTTAAAACTTGTGGTTAATGTTGATGAAATAGCCATATCAAATCCTTTTTATTATATCTGCCAACTCTGTATCTCCAGACTTTACAAAGTCTTGTATCAAAGTAGCTTTATAAGATTTTATAGCATTTTTAATATAAATCAAACAAACCTTGTATATCATATCTTTATAAGCTTTAGCTTGTTCTTGTATATAAGGATCCTCATTATTACTGTTGCTTACTATTTTTTCCGTCAGTCTTTCTGCCCAAAACTCTGGCGGATGTCCACCATAATTAGATGTCTTAGCTTCAATAAGGCCTAATCCAGGCATACCTGCTGGTGTTACTTCGCTTACCATTTATTTGGCTCTGGAGGATTTAAATGTGAATCGTGCCTATCTATCAAAACAGGTTCTTGTGTTTTTTTAACTATTTCTAAATTATCTATTCTTTCTAGCTTAATACCATCTTCACTAACTAATATAATATATGGATTTTTAAGCCTATGATAACCATATAATTTTTGTTCTGCAGGGACATCTGTATCTAATAAACCAGATGTATGTGCTACTTCAACTTGCATACCTGCAGATATACATTTACTTAACCAAAATTCAACACATGCCCTACCAGATTCAGCAAAATGTAAATTACCTTTGTATGAAAAATCAACACCAAACATTTTTAAATTAGCAACCTCATTCCAATATGCAAAGGCTACTGCGTATGCAACCGTGTTGTTAAGATAGTGGCAATTAGAATATTGCACAACCTCCTCTAAAGGATACTCTACGAGACCTGGGCAGCGATCATCTAATTCACACGTATATATAGGGCCTTCATGTTCTTGTAACATATCGGCCATGCTCTGCGTTTGGCCACCTGCGTCCTCTGTATCTAAAAACCTAGAGGCTGGATCCATCATAAATACCCTATCGTGGTAGATTACTGATGCTACACCATTAATTGCCCACACTTCATCAAAGTGTACTCCGTGTGATTTTGCTAGATTATAATCAAACCAGCTTTTACCCATACCGACTATAGCAACTGATTTGCCCTTAAGACTTTCTATTTTTTTCATTTATTTTAAGATACCGTTGTCCTCAAAGAATCATAACGGTATTCATCTCTCCTTCCGCGAGCTTCAGCAAGGTTTTTCAACCTAGATATTTCATTTGCAAAGCGTTGCTCGTATTGCTGTGTCAAATCGTTTTCACCTTTCATAAATATGTATGCTTCAACCAAACTACCGTAAAGCAAAGCATTACGTGCGTTATTAGAAACCCAAGTCCCTGTAGTGTCTGTCACTAAAGAGTTTGGTTTAAATAAATAATGCAGTTCTACATTATAATCAGCATCAGGCACAGGGCTTACAATAAGCGTAGAGCCGTTATTTGATGCAGTTGATAAATCTTTATCAAAATCAGCGTAGTATAGCGGTAAGCCTCTCAAAGAAGAGTCTGTTGGATCTTCTATATATTCACGCATGAAAGTGACGTGTTTTTTATCTAAGTAATGATAATCACCACCAGAATCTATAACCGCTAAAGAAAAGCTTGTTTGATAATCAGTTGGTGCTGTTAAATATGTATTACCAGTTGTTAGAGTACCTGTGACATTCTTTCTAAAATAATCAAATTGTATTAATTCGAATATTCTTTCTTCTGCATTTTTTATAAAGTCATCTAATGAATTTACAAAAGTCGTCTCAGTATTCTCTGTATAGTTCTGTATTAATGTTTTTAATTCAGCTAATGTCATGATGTAACTATTGTAACCGTACCAAGGGTGCCTGTCATTTTTTCTACCGTAAAGTTACTACCTAAAGTTGATGGATTTAAGGTGCTGTATTTGAATATATCGTTACTTGTAACGACTACAAAGCCTTCGCCTACTTCGTTATCGTTATTAGGTCTAGGCCTATATAATGCCTCTGGATCTGCTTTTGCTCGTAATGGTTCAAGCTGTGGATGTTTTGGTTCATAACAGCTATTACAAACTTTTAGACCATTCCATTCTTCTCTTAATTCTAATAGTTTGTATTCAAACCCACATCTGTCACATAAAGCTTTAGCAAATTTACCAGTAGCGTAAGCCATTACATTAACCTAATACGAGGTCTGATGTTAAAAGAAGCTCTATCTTCATCTTGATCTGCTGCTCTTCTAAATTCTTCTTCGTATATTGCTTTTAGTTGTGCTGTTCTTTCTGGTGCTCTTTTCAACGATATATAATAGGCCAGGCCAGCTGCAAAACAAGGAAAAAACCTAAAAGGCATATCCATAGTGTTTGTAGGCTTATCAGCGTCATCCATTCTTACAATTTTATTAAATACTAAAATATCAGTAGAGTTTTCTGGTGCTGGCCATATTTTTAAGGCAGGAGTAGCTAGTTTATCCAAAAAGAACTGTGAAGGCCTAGCTTTTGTGGTTTTATTAGGAATATTAATATATTCAGACCTACTGATCCTATTCATACTAATATCTGTTTGAGTTTGGTTAACTGTTCTACGTAGAACAACGTCAAGTAAATCAATTACATTTGAATTTAAAGAATAACTTGTAGTGCCTTCAGTAACGGTTTGCGTGCCTTCTTCTATTGTCCACTGGTTTAAGCCTCTGTTTGCCCATTCAGCTAACATTAGATTTATAGATCTACGTGCTGTTTTTAGATCGTAGCCCGTTCTAAGTTCTAAGCCGCACCTTTCAAAAGCTTCTTCAACAAACTCAGCTACGTTTGGCTCAAAGTCTGTACTACTTGAGGTAGCCATTATTTTTTCTTCTTAGGCTTTTGTAAAGATTTCTCTATTTGTTTTGCTTGTTTAGCATGTAACCTAGAGGCTCCTTTTAGTTCTTTTATTAGTTTTCTTTTTGCTGCTACGCTTAATTCTGCCATAATTAATCCTCGTATAAATTATCAAAAGTTATTGACGGATCAAGATAACTTTCGTGTCCCTCTGCTGAGTGTTTCCACTGCGAAGGTTTAAACTGTGGCGGCCCCTCACCTGTTACCCATAAGGCAGGGCTAGTAGCCCTAACTCTGTTATTTGGTAAAGCAACTAAGTTACCTTTCCATTCACAGTCCTCAGTTATATATAATACATGACTTTGTTTGTGTTGTGCAGGATCATCTGCAATATCTGTATTTGTATAAT